ACCATGCTAGGTCGCAAGTAGTTGCTGCTATATCTGTTGTCGCAATTATAGCAAAAATTTTATTTTTTAAAAGACGCAAGCCTAAGTCTGAAGCATCTTCAACATCCGTTGGAGAAGAAGATGGTTGATTACCTTGTGGGTGAGCAGCACTAATATAGCTAGTTAGAGCTACTTTACCATTTGACACAGTACCAGTTTGGTTTATTTCTAATTCACTTCCTACAATACTACTCCATGTACCACCAGTAACTATTGGATTAGAAACAATTTGAATTGCTACAGGTGTACTTGCTGAAGCGTTTATAGGTAAAAACTCCATCCTTTGCAGCTGTCCTCTTATATTAAGAATAGACGATTCGTTGCGAAAAGCTGCAATAAGAGTTGGTGTATTTGAAATACCTATAGTTTTATTGATACCCAAAGAAGTTGGAAAACAACAAGGGGTATCTAGCATCATTATTATAGATGACATTTAATCTCCTTCCTAAGAAGTGCCTGTGCCTGTACCAACACTTCCAGTTGTAGCTGCTCCACCTGTTACGGGGATTTGAAGAGATTTAGCACCAGCTTTTTGAGCTTCTAGTTTCTTCTTAGCTTCTTCTTCTGGTGTCATTGCATCTTGCTGAGTAGCAGCACTTGCGGGTGTAGGTGCAGCGGGTGGTGGTACATACACTGGTTTCTCAACTACAGTTGAACCACCTTTTTTAAACATAATATTTTTAAGTTTTTCGTCTTCTTGTACTTGTGGTTTGATATCAAATTTGAAACCGTTAACATGGGCGAATTGTGGTTGCCCGAAGTTAGCAAAGATATTATCGAAAAAGGCTAGGATTTGTTTCATTTTCAGTCCTTAAATTTAACTTTGGTTAGTAGTTTGATGTAAATGCGTCTAACTTCCTCTACATCATAAATATAAGCTTCATAGGCTTTCACACCCGTCATCTTACGGCTTAGTTTGCGTGTTGCCTCAGAGGCGTAGTAATGCTCAAGAGGTAAGTTATTCTCGACACTTACCATACCAGCTTGGATAGAGAGTAGATACATAGCCCTACCCCCTCTATATTCTGGTAATACATAGTTGTAATCATTACCAACAGTAGGTGGTCGTAGTCCATAGTAAGTATTAAACGTAAAGCTTGTGAACCCTATTACTTTACCGTCTTTCATTGCTAAGTAAACACACCAATGGTAATCAATAAACTCATCTATACGAACCGTACCAGCCCCAAATAATTCTTGGCTAAATTTAATAAGCACTTCTTTTAATGCTTCTCTGTACTCCTTGGAATACATTACGATTTTAATAGTTGACATTAGCTTTCGTTTCGTTCTAACAGCTCTTCGATAAATCGAATAACATCTTGCTGCCCTATTAAACGACTTAGTTCAATCTCAGTAGTAGGTTTAGTAGGAATACTATTAGGGTATCTTTCAAATAGAAGGTCTAGCAAATGCTTTAAAACATTAGGTGCTAACTTCATATAAACTCCTTTGAGTAATTAAATTACCCATTTATCTTAGATAGTCGTTTCATTCAAAGTAGCATCTACAGGCGCTACAGGCGGATTCCAGAGGTCAATCGACTTGCCGTTGAATTGGTGCATCTGTGCTAGACGCATAGTCCATAAAGCCTCACTCTCAGTTTGGTCTTTACTTTCATAAGCTTCCAACACAGCTTGCCACATCTCATAGTCAGTCTCACATTCAGCTAAAATCTTTGTAGCTTTAGCAGCGCCTATACCATAACATCCTCTATACCCATCTGTTGTATCACCAGTAAGCGTCTGGAAGTATGCGTACCTAGTCGCATCCCCCTCAGAAACAGTTACTTCCTCATCTTTATTGTAATTATAATGAGTCCCTGCGGTTTGATACAGAACATCTTTATCAATCGCACATAGCAGATAGTCCTCTGGATATTTAGTTTTTAGATAGACAACATAATCATCAGCTTCAATTCCATCTGTTGTGAAGGTATTGTATTTGGCCCTAGCATACGCCAAGATTTCTTCGTAGCCTTCTGGTCTTCTTGAAGCTTTGCGGTTAGCTTTGTATGATATTGGGAAATCATATCTAAAGTTAACACCACCAGAGAATACCAGAACAGCTGAATCACAACCAGTTGCAAATACAATATTTGATACAAGTTGGTCGAGTGTTGTGTAGCAAACCGCTATGTTGGTATCGTAGGTAATATCTTTCTCCTGTTCAATACCAGCCATAACTTCGGCTTCATTCCAATACGTCTTGTCTTCTATTGCAAATCCAACTTTATAGATAAGCGAATCAGCGTCTACTAAGGCCAGCATACTTATTCCTCTTCTTCGTTTTCTTCGATGTAAGAATCTTCGATTTCTTTAATAATAGCTTGCACTGCTTCGAAAGTAACAATACCACCATTATCTAGCGCAGCTTGTACCGACTTGTCAATGATAGAAAAACCCTGTTGTGCATTAAAATAATGTAGGTTAACTCTGTTAGTTACTTCTGCAATGTAGCTATTCATAAACTTCATCGTAGCATTAGCATCTTTGGGCTCTTGGAAAGTCATCGCAACCTCACTTAGATATGAGGTGCTATACTCCGAATACAGGCAGACCAACTTGGTGAGGGATGTTGGTTTTACGTTGTCACTGTCTTCCATAATCTCATCGATGACAGCCTTGAATTCCTCCAAGATAACATTTCGTGGTCGGGTGCTTAGTAGTTTGTATGCTTTAAATAAACTCATTTTGTCTCCTATCGACTTGCCAATAAGCTCTGTCGTTTTTCTTTTGTGTTGATAGTTGTTGTAGCTGATGACCAACCACCACAGTCAGTACATATGTAGCGTTGGTATTTGCCTTTGCTGGTGTGATAGAAACCACGTTTAACAACTTTACTGCTATTACACTTAGGACAACTGCATACCTCTAGGTCATCGAAGGCCCCAATAGTCGGGTGGTTAGGCATCCAAGGACGTAGGATCAAATATAACTCTTCCAAGGAAATTACATCCATGCAGTTGTATTCGTACATCTCATCCCAAGCTTCGTTATTACCAGCCATACACTCATTCCAAAGTGTCCAGCCAGCAAACTTAACGTGCTTCTGTTTTTTATTAGAACACAAAGCATCTGTCAAGTATGCTAGTTTGTTAGATGTAAACTTAAAGGTACGTTTAGCCATCTTGAGTGTATCAATAGTTTTGTAAGGGCTAGGTGGTGGTAGTCCATTTAGTAATAGTCTAGCGTTGATCTTAGGGATATCAAACTTATCCCCGTTATGTGCTACGACTATATCTGCCTCAGTTAGAAGACCGTGTAGGTCAGAGAGAAGTTCAAAATCTTCCCCGATATTCTCACGACAATCGTTGTAGTAGATATCCTCACCATCTAGCCACTTAGCTGCATATGACATTATAAACCAATCGTTTTCGATTTGATCTAACGACAAGTTTTGTTCCCATAGCGACCACACCTTCCCCATAATGGGGGATGTTTCAATGTCTAGGATTAGTGTTTTAACCATAGTAGTCTCCTTATTTATACTTAGTAGCCGTAGTCACCTGACATACCAGCAACCGAATAGTCTGTCACACGTTTCTCAAAGAAGTTAGCGTGAGAGCTACCATTATTTAATACATCCATCCAAGGTAGTGGATTAGATGATCGTTCGTAGTTAGGCTTTAGACCAAGCTGTAACAGCCTACGATCAGTTATGTATTCGAGGTAATCTTTGACTTGGCCTTTTTGTAAATCCTTTGGCTGGTAAGTACCAAAAGCGAAATCGACAAAGTCCTTTTCCATCTTAACAATACTCCTAGCCATGTTGTATATGTGCATTTTAAATGTGTCATCAACCGCTTGGGGATTCTCTTGGCACCAAGTACGAAAGAGCCAAGCGTTGCCTTCAACGTGGAGAGTTTCGTCACGCAGCGACCACTCATTGATCGTACACATCCCCAGATATTTGCCATGTCGTTCAAAGTTTTTGAGCATAACAAAGCTGCCGAATAAAGAAATGCCTTCAAGTAATATCCCCTTTGCGAGTGATAGCCCAAAGTTATCTTTGAACTGGTTGTTTGCCATATACGAATCTTTTTCAAGTGTCTCGCTATGCTTTAAGAAGTCTGTGTAGTATGAGTCAGGGAAGCCCAAGCTCTCATTTAGGTGGGCATAGCCCTCTTGGTGGATAAACTCACGGGCCATAAAGCTAGTGAGCATACCCCGTACCTCATTATTTTTTAGTGAGTTAATAAGAGGTAGGTAGCCAGCTGCAACATTGAAGTCACTCTGTGTGAAGATAGATAAAATATTTTTAATAAATTCTTTTTCTTCGGCAGAGGCAGATTTGAAATCTTCAACGTCTTTCGACATCTCAACTTCTTTCACAACCCAATGAATATCCTCAGACTGTAGACGGAAATTCTCAGCTTGTTGGTATTGTAGTGGTTTGTAGGTACGACTAGATTCAGTTAGCATTAATTATCCTTCACACGCTAGGCATTCATTCAATGCACCTTGGACACCTTGGTATCCGTCTTGTAGGGCATCACGTTTAATCTTGACGTTGACTTGCTCAGTCTTACGGCTCGACTCAGTACGCAGATAGTAGAGGCCCTTTAGAGGAACACCAACATCATCAGCTGGTTTAAAGGCTCTTCGGTGTACTGTGTTGACATAAGATTTATCAGCACCTGATGGGAAGAATAGGTTTACGGACTGACCTTGGCAAAGATATTGTTGACGAGCCCGTGCGTGTTCTACTACCCACCGTTGATCTAATTCAAAAGCAGTCTTAAAGACAGACTTAGTATCATCATCTAGGAAGTCTAGGTGCTGCACAGAACCATCGTTGGACATGATCGAATCCCATATTTTCTGTGTGTTCATCTCTAGGCCATCTAGTAGTTTCTCAAGAGCAGGGTTCTTAACTAGGTGACTACCAACTCTTGTTTTGTGTGTGTAGCAATTAGAAGCTCGCGGCTCAATGCTTGGTGATACCCCTAGAATAATACTACTATTAGCATTTGGTGCAATAGCAAGCAAGTGTAAGTTACGAACACCATAGCCATCACCATCAGGTGCTTCGCCAAGAGTTGTAGCTAGTTCCTGTGTAGCCTCAAGAGCTTTGGTCTTAATATTCTTAAACATATTCTTGTTAATGCTCAAGGCTATTGCAGACTCAAAAGGTATGTTGTGCTCCATCAAGTAATCATGGAAACCCATAGCTCCTAGGCCAAGACTACGCTCACGTTTAGCAGAGTAGATAGCTTTTGCTAATTCATCAGGTGCATTGTCGATAAAGAATTGTAGTACGTTATCTAACATCTCAATCAAATCACCAATGAAGTCATTGCTTGAGCGCCACTCATCGTACTTAGCTAAGTTAACAGACGAGAGACAACAAACAGCTGTACGGTCTTCACTTGTAGGCAAGTGGATTTCGTTGCAGAGGTTGCTACCATGAATGCGTAAGCCTTGTTCTTTGAGGGCAGGGTGCATTCTCTCGTTAGCTTCGTCCAAGTAGTTGATGTAAGGCTCACCAGTACGGAAACGAGCAGTAAGGATTTCTTCCCAAAGTTCTCTAGCTCGTACAGTCTCCAACACTTCATTACTATGTGGATCGATTAAGCTCCAATCAAGGTTGTTGTCAACAGCTTCGATAAAGGCTTTGGTGATGTTTACCCCGTGATGTAGGTTAAGGTTCTTACGGTTTAAGTCTCCGCTTGGTGTACGCATCTTAATGAATTCAATAATCTCAGGGTGTGAGATATCTAAGTAAGCTGCATAGCTACCGCGCCGTGTTTTGCCTTGACGATAAGCAACCATATCAGCATCAACAGTGTGAAGGAAACCGTTGACCCCCGGGGTTTTATCGGACATTGAGCGTACAGCCGACCAGTGTCCTCCTACACCACCACCCTTAACAGATAGCCAGCGCTCCTCTGTAGTGTGGTCACAGAGCCCCTTGATGCTGTCAGGTACGAAGGTAAGGAAGCAGCTAATAGGCATCCCCTTGGGCTTCTCTCCAGCAGCTGGGGCATTGCTTAGAATTGGTGAACTAAACATAAACCATTCTTTGCGTAGGTAGTCTTGTAGTCTGCGACTGTGTGCCGCATCGGTAGCAAAGCAATCACAGGCCCGTTTGAAAGCATCATCAATAGATTCGTTAGGTCGGCAGTAGTGTTTATTTAATAATTCTTTTGCAAAATCAAGCATTGTATTCCTCTAAGATCATTTCAAGATAGTGAATAGCTTTCTCAATATCCTGTTTTCCATTTTTATTTTTATGCCGACATACATATTTTATAACATTAGCTTCACGATAAGGTAAATTATTTTTTACTATAAATTCAATAGGCTGGATAGGCATAATGTAATGCTCACCACCAACTTGTTTCATAGTGTAGTGTCCACCATCGTTTTGCTTAATCATATTTTAAACTCATTTGAGTGTTATCGTTAGCAGCGTCTTTGATAAATACGCCATGTTCGTTCAAGTATCCTGTGCGGTCTTTAATGTCTTCCCAAGCTACCGCGAAACATTCATTCAAACTTGTGTGTGTTAGCGCAGCAATATTAGTTAGCACTACCAGACAGTCACCAACATCATCTCTAATGTCCCTGCCCTTTGCAATGTTATCTGCAAGCTCCCCCATCTCACTAACAAGTTTTAGAAACTGTTGGCTTGGTGTTGAGTTTGTTAAGATACCGCGAGAGCGTGACCAGCTAATTACATTGCGTTCATATTCTTCTAAATCGTAGTGTGTCATATTATCCCCTTAGTGTGTTTCGGCCCAAGACTTTCCAATAGCAGCTGTGCCTCTAATTGGTATCCTAAACTTTAAATGGTTAGTAACATCGTCAAAGCTAGTCTCAGCTATAGCAGCTACGTCTTTAGCAATGTCTTCGTCACATTCTATCTGTACCTCATCGTGAACATTGAGAACAAACTCATACTGCTCACCTGATTTGTATTTAGCTTTTAGATTTCGGTCAAGAAAAATTAAATAATATTTCATAACCAGAGCCCCAGCCCCTTGTAACAAGGTGTTTATAGCACCATGAGAGCTCCTAATATAATAAGGATTTCCGTCTAGCGCCTTGAGTGTCTTAGTCTTTTTATATACAGAAGCTACTTGGTCAATAAGTGTTTTAATAGCTGGTGTACCCTTGAAGAATCGTTCCTTAAGTTTTCTTCCCTCTACCTCAGAGCCGTTAATAATATTACCAACTTTGTCATTACCAGCCCCGTAAAGAACGGCGTAAATAAGTGTCTTAGCCATATCCCGTGAAGGCAAGCCAGCATTTTTCTGATTTACGGTATGGACATCTGTTCCGTTTTCCTTACTACCACTATCAACAACCTTTGAATACATACCACCATCATACTTAGCCATATAGTGTGATAGTGTTCGTAGCTCTAGGCCATCAGCATCACAACCAACCAAGACCCTGCCTTTAGGTGCTGAGAATAGCTCCCTAGCTTCGTGTCCCTTGTAAGCCCTCTCGCTTGGCACTTGGGCTAAATTAGGTTTTGAATGTGTACACCTACGGGACACTGCGCCTAGTGTATTAACACTTCCATGAATGCGTTGATCGTCTTTGACCATTTTCATCCAAGCATTCTTCCCTTCTGCAAGCTGGCCGATTAGCTTAGTGACGTTAAAGTAATGTGCTAGTATCTTTCCCTCTTTGAAGTCAAGTTGCTCTAATACTTTCTCGTTTACAATAGGCGTATTGTGTTCGGTAAACTCAGTTGGTTTCCAGTTGTAAACTTCCTTTAGCCACCGTGCGGTATGTTGTCTGCTACTAGGATTATAATGGATATCAACATAGCACCCCCATTCACCAGCCTCATTGAAGTGGTAGCCTAGGTTTTCTTGGTTAATCAAGACTTGTGATTTCTGACCATCTTTCTTAGTAGCTGTTTTAGGATAGGTTTTAGGCATCCAAGTTTTTAATGGTGTAAATACTTTTAATAGCTCAGTCTCTGCTTCGTCAACTTCCTGTAGAAGTTCAACGTGTAGCTTCTGAGCCTTCTCAATATCAAACCAAACTCCGTATTTCTCTTGTCTATTAATGATCTGAGCAAACTCATGCTCAAGCCTAATAGCCTCATCAGGTATTTTACGGCTCTCTAATTTTTCGAATAGAGCGTATGTTACCTCAGAGTCTTGTCGGCAGTATTCAACCATCTCAGGTGTTAGTATATCCCACTGTTCCTCATATTCACCTTTCAGCTTACGAAGTCTATAACCCCAAGCCTTTAGACCGTGACCACCTTTAAACTTAGGTGGTATTGATTTACGATTAGCGTCTGCCATCAACATATTTGGGTAAGCTAGTCGGCTCATTAGGAGTGTATCCAAGCAAGCTTTGTACGTCCACTTAGGAAATATTTTTTCAATAGCTGGGATATCGTAGTTAATAATATTGTGACCAATGATAACATCAGCTTCGCTTAAAATAGCTAGACCTTGTTGCAGCGTACCATCAGACCCTTCAATATTTTTAGACGTATATACTTTTGTAGCACCATCATCTACTTTGATGGAAATACAATGGATTTTTTTTAATTCGTAATACAGACCATTAGCTTCAATATCAAAAATCGCTCTCATCGTTGCCCTCTGTCTGTTCTATCTCGAACTCTTCATCTAGTTGGTGGACGATACCAGTGTCTTTGTCGTATAGAAAGCCCACTGTCTTGCCCGTAGCGGCCCCACTGAAACGATCCTTAAGTACCCTGATAAGCCCCTTGTTGCGTTCTATGGGGTCTTCGTGCAAAGTGTTACGCTCGATACCAAACATCGCATAGGCCCACCGCATGATAGCCCTAGAGCCTGTAAACTGCCCTTGCTCCGTAGTGCCACCAGCTTCGTGACTTGGCCCAGATTTAGGTGGGTTCAAGTGTGATACTAGCAGCACCCAAATGTCGAGCTCTTTTGCAATCCCAGCTACTTCGGCCATCAGTGCATCCAAGTTCCTACGTTCATCTGTAGCATGGGCATTTAGTGCAGTAAGGTTATCAATGTAAACAATACGACACCCGTAGTTGTGGTACATATATCGTATCTTATCGCTTATAGTAGTCCAATCGTTGCTGCCAAAATTATCAAACATAAACAAGTTATCTTGAAAGCTTGTGACAGTTGCAATTAGCTTATCTTTGTCTGGGTTAGCATTTGGTAAGTGGTAGTGGATACCATCAACCTTACCAGCTGCCCGTAGTAGAGTTTCTTTAGTTGATTGCTCAAGCATAAAGGTAGCAACTTTCCAACCCTCTTTTAAGTCAAAAGCTAACTGGCTCATAACGAAGTCTGTCTTGCCTACACTTACACCAGCACCAACCACAACAACCTCACCAAACCGTCTGCCATACAACATACTCGTTAGTTTGCTGTAGCAATACGGAAAGCCAATTTCGATAGGCTCTGCGACTGAATCAATTAAGTCTAAGGGTCGAACAATGTCATCTGGTTGGTATCTCTCAGCATTGTAAAACGCATTCACAACACCAGCTTTACCTTTGTAGACCAACACATCACTTGCATCTTTGTGATCTGGGTGACGTATAATACGCACCTTGTCAGCAGGGAGAATGGTTACGCATTCTGCTACTGCTTGTCTACCAGCTTCATCGTTATCGAACCAAAGATAAATTTCTTCGTGTCCTGTTAGCCATTTTAGTTGTTGGGCTATCTCTTTCTTAGCTGAGTTACTACCGCCTTTAACGCTAACAACGGGATATTTTCCATCGAATGCTGTTGCGACTGATAAGGCATCAAGCTCACCCTCTGTAATCACAACCTTCTTACCTGTACCACCCCATAGCTGTTGACCGAATAGAGTTGCATCCTTAGTATCACCAATAAACTTAAAAGTTTTGTCGGGATAGCGTAGTTTTTGTGCAACAATTTCTTTTTCATCATTGAAGTAGTTGGCAATGTGGCACATAACTCCATACTTATCCTGACCTATACCATAGCGATACTGTCTGGCAATAGTATCAGGTATCTTTCGCTTGGCTAGTGCCTGATATTCGTATGCTAGTAAGTCCATTCTATTGCCCCTTGTCCTAGTTGTTACGGTAAGTGTCGCATCGTCATCCTTTGTCCACTTACTACAGGCAAAGCAAAAATGGGTTCCGTTTGAGTAGCTGGCATTAGCATCTGAGCTGCCGCAACTACCGCATGGGCCGTGATGTAGGAACTGACTTTCTTCATTAATCATACTCATCCTCTTCAACAAAAGAATTAACTAAGAATGTCTCTTCATTTAAAAATTTATCATAACCGCGTAGTGCTCTATCATATGCCTCTGCCCTTGTTAGGCTACTGTCCTCATACATTAGGTCAGATACACGATCACGAATGTAGTCCTGTTTATTCATCATTTAGCACCTCAATTATAACGTCACATCTTGGATTCTCCTTATCAACACCACCAAACTCATAGCGTATCTCGCTCACGAAATGGTAGTTGTCATCCTCAAGGATATTAAATTCAACCAAAGCATCGTGGGTAAACTTTGTGACTACGCTTCCCACATTATCAATATCGAAGGCTCGTTTAGTTGGGTAATAAATTATATACGTCACCCGACACACCCCCACGACTGGCTTTAGTTTTCTAATAACCTCTGCTACTTCAATTTTAAACAGCTTCTTTAACTGGTTGTTAAGTTGAAACTGCCAATTCCTATAGCCGTTGAGGTTGAGATAGTAAGTTTTCTTTTTTACTAACCCAACCTCTAGCTTTATAGGCACACTAAATGCCTGTTTCTCCACTAGAAATCTGTTTCTTCATTGAAGTTATGGTAGGATTGCGAAGTGTTGGACTCAAAGCCGTCCTCTTCCTCAAACCCATCATCGTTGCTGCCAAAGCTAACAAGCTCAATGATCTGCATTTTAGTCCAAATCATACTAATGCCTACCTCTTTGGTATTTGCCATCGTGTAGGGATTGGCGTAGGCAGCACAGCGGATGATCGAACCATTACCAACTAGCGGCACAGGGCTCACAACCTCTTTCTTAGCGTCCACAACCACAACACGGTCTTGTTGGCCTGTCTCTGAGCGTTTGTCGATATCTTTCAGCTTGAGCTTTAGGATAATCATACCAGTTGGTGCGCCATCTTGGTCAAACTCAGGTGTACTAACAGCCCTTGGTTGATACTGAGCCCCTTTAGCTCCCATCGACTCTTTGGTTTCAGCAAGCGCCACATCGCGTAGTTGCTCTAGTTTATCCAAGAAAGCCAAAACGGAAGGGTCGTTTGGGTCACACACCAATGAGGTTGAAAACTCACCATCTGCATTATATTTACGATCAGGTTCTACTACCTTACACCACATAGCCTTACCTTTAGGTGTTACTACGTTCATGCCTTTTACTGCGAAAGGTTTAGTTGGTTTCATAGCCATTTGTTTCTCCTTTAAATAGCTTTAAGTTCTTATAGTATAAACTACTATAGTTATCTTAGTAGTAATAGTCAAAATATCTTTAAGATTCTTAAAGAGAGTTCAACTAGAATGTCGTTTCTTTTAAAGTTAGCTAAAAATATACTCACTTTCAGTAACTTCATTTAGGTTTAGCGTATTAATCATTATACTGTCAACAGGTTTTTCGAATTTAGGATGTACTTGATTAATAAACTTCTTTAGAGGCTCACATTCAAATAATTCAATATATGCCTCACGAACTCGTTTGTTTAAATGCTCAACAAAAGTAATGGGAACACCATAACTATCATGTATTAGGTGAAAGTCAATACAACCATCTGCTTTTAATTTAGCTACAGTATGGGAAAGCAAAGTTGCGTCAAGACTATGGATGAAATTTGGTGCTATACCATTAATCATTTTAATCTGATGTAACTCGTTTACTGCTTTCCTAATAGACAGTTTACCGATTGGTGTGGTTATCCTTTCAAGCTTTGTATTGTGTATTTTCTGTAGGACAGGAAAGTTTGTAATAGGTGTGGTAAAGAATATCCACTTACCGTCCCTCACAACGTCCTGTGTGACCTCTTTGAGGTATTCCTGACCTACCCTAGCCCCTTTCACTACATCCGCTATAGCGCGGTCGTTGAGCCCTGTAAGAAGCTTTGCTACTAACCACGTTTCACCTACCCAAAATCTTTTATTATCATTTTCCATATCAGATAGTTCGATTTTAAGTTGTTCGTACATCCCAAAGCGAGTTACTGAGTATGGTTGAGTCATTGTGTTACGTTTGGTTAGTTGTCGAGTGATCTTACCCTTGATACTATCAGCAATAGCTTGCGTTGATACCTCATGTTTTATTTTATCAGAGGTTTTATAAGATAGCGTCTTTGGGTAATCACCAGCATAGAGGTAGCCATTTACTTTCTTAGCTACTTGGTCATAGATATCATTCCTATCCTTCCCAATTACATTGACAGCTTTGGCACCATCAGCATCCCTAAGTAATCCTGAGTATATTTGGATACCACTACAGGTAGCGTCAAGGGCTATCGGAATATGTGAGCGAAAACTAACACTGTCCGAAAGATAATCGCTATACTCAAAGCACCAAGCGAGGTAAAGATAAGGATCGTCAGCGCCTTTCCAATACCGCTGTCCTTTGATCGGGTCGTTAGCGATTTCTCTGATTTCATCCGTCTTTTCCCTTATCTTTTTAACTCTTATATCATATGGGTCTTTGTCGAACCCAAAGCAATTAGCCCCATGTATTAGAAATAAGCGTAGTTGTTCTGGTGTTTCAATCTTGTAGCCCTTTTTAAATTCCAACAGCGCCTTAACTTCTGACCCCCCTTGTGGCTGTAGGTGCTGTTGGATTGGATAAACCCTGCCTCTAAAGTCATATTGATAGCTGAAAAAGAATTCCTCCTCTTCTAAGTATTCACGGGCATTGAATAGAACCAAATCTAGCATAATAGCTTTACCCATATTAGATAGGATTAAATCCTTTTGGGTTTCAATATCCTTGAAGTACTTTCGCGTCATCTTCTTGTCTTTAGGTAGTCCTTTGTAAGAGCCTTCGGTATTTATCTCCCCATAGTTGTGAATGTTAATAAAGTCTTCTGGGTCTTTCTTCTCGTTATAGGGCAACTTTCCAAGTAAGTAAGGATTGTTAGGCATTGCTTCGGGATCAAGTATGTTATCACGAAACACTTTATTCATCACCCCATAGACCCTACTATTAATACGCCAAGGCGTTGATTGCATAGTGTTTAGTAAGTCGTAGACCGCAGATGTATCAGAGTTCTTAAAGAAGCCTTGTAGCAGAGCCTTAGAGCCTGTACGGCACTTAATGATTGGTAGTTGGTAGATAGCTTTGTTGTGATAACCACCGCTTCCATCAAACGATACCCAATCAGTTGGCTTAACTATAAGTATTGGAAACTTACGATAGTCTGCTAGTAATTTCTCCCTAGATTGCAAGACCATTCTAAAGCATTCTTCTGTGTAGACTATATAGTGTGCTCTCCTCCCTTTGCTGTAAACTACTTTAGTTTCTATAATGTTACTACCACTTTTTACTACTAAGTCTAGCAATGTGCCAGCTAGATAGGTTGTAACATCATCTAAATCAGAATCGACTAAGCTTGCTTGGCGTTTGACAATCTTAATTTTCTCACGCCGCCTAAAGGTTTCGCTCCTAGATTTAAACCGTTTGTCAACAAAAGCCCCAAAGGTGCTATCATCACGATCAAGCCTACGAACTAAAATACTATCATAGATCGATCTGTTTATTTGCTTGACAAGGGATATAGTAGGAACGTGAACATCACGGCTAATACTCCTGACAATAGTTGCAATAATGATATAAGCTAGGTCTTTAGGTGATTTGTAGAATTCTATAGCAACAATATCACGGGCAATTTTCATCTTACCTCTGATATCTTTATCAAAATATTCCATAATCTTTTCGGCTAGTAAGTTAATGCTATGAATAAGGATTAAGCGTCCCTCTGCCAATTCATCTGCTTGACCAGCCTTAATTCTGCTTTTGATTTCCTTCATTAACCTTTCGTAGCTATAGTCATTTGCGTCCATCTCAAGCTTTAGTTGTCGGTCAAGTATGTTAAGCATAAAGCTTACCTTTCGAAGTCTAACTTATATTGCACACCATCAAGTGTGAAGGACATTACACTATGGCTGTAAACACGGTGTGTATTGTAGGTGTAGTAAGTCTCATTGGTGCAATCTCCTTGCTCCTTACGATATCCAACAACGACATTCTCTGTCCTGTTAGCGTCAGCTGCAAACATACCACCAGCTAGAGCACCGAACGCAGCGCCGTTATCCTGACCCGTCAGACCCTTGCCAAGCAGTCCACCTATGATAGCCCCGCCTAAAACATCACTACCCCTAGTCTGGCGCTTACGTTGCTCGTAGATAGGCACATCAATTTCTTTGCATATCCGCTTAGTCCTTGGCGTACGCTGCTCCTCACTCTTATACACATGGTGTACTGATGTTGAGCCCACAGGCTCGGCTAATATAGGTGTTGTTAGGCCCATTACAATAGCGATAGGCAAAATAACTTTAATCATCTTGTGTTCTCCTATTCAAATCCATTAGGGTATTTTTTATGTTTAGCTCTGATATAATCACCAACTAAACCGCTTCTTACGATATCATTTTCGTTAAAGTAATTGAAATCAAACCGACTTGGCATACTTTCGACTACTTGTAGGAACTTTTCGACATTCTTTTCAGAAACCTTAGTAAAGTCTCGTTGCAGTATATCACCACATATTACAATCTTACTATTACTACCGATTCTTGTCAAAACTGAGTCAGCTTCGTGGGCTGTTAGGTTCTGGAATTCATCGACAATAACAATACTGTGATCTATCGTCAAGCCCCTAATGAAACTGGTAAGCATAAACCTAACGCCATCATGTTTCACTAGGATTTCATAGGCATCGTCCCTATGGAATAATTCGCTACAGATTTTCTTATATGGTAGCTCGTAGACCGCACCCTTTTCAGCTTCAGTACCCTTTAGGAAGCCAATGTCCCTTGTAGGCACTGCACTACGAACAATGACAATCCGCTTGTAGCCACTATTATTCTGCATATCTTGGAAAGCTTTATACATAGCCATAAAGGTCTTACCAGTCCCAGAATATCCTAGTAGTAATTGTGACTTATCTGAAGCGTAGTTTTCAAAGAACAAGGCTTGGTTAGCTGTTAGTGGGTCAACCTTATACAAGTCCATGTTAGCGTCATTTAGAGGGTTGCGAGCTTTTCTAAGTCGGGCCATTTTATTTCCTTACAGGTAGTAGTCCATTTCATTGTATTCTTTAAAGAGTTCGATAACTTCCTCTGGTGTTTTGCATAGAATCATAATCCTATCAAATGCACCTCTGTTATTACCACTAACATCGACATAGTAGCCGTTGTCTAGTCGCTCGACTTTAAAGTTCCTACCAACTCTTGATAGTTTGTCTGATATCTTTGTGTAATTATTCATTTGCTAGTCCTCTGCGTTTCATCTTTTCGTAGCAAGCTATGATTTCCTCAGACATAGTTTCGCCTTCGTCTGAGATAAATGATGATAGTAGTAGTCCCTCACCATCACACACAAGCTCCCTAGCATCGTCCTCTGAATCTGCCTCGACTTCAAAAGCTTCAATAAAGATAGCATTTGTAACCCGTGCAGCAACCTCTACAATATATTTATTCATTTTGTCCCTTTCAATCTGTGAAATCTGTTTCTACTGCTTTGTCGAAATTAATATAAGTCTTTAAGTCATTGCACATAATACCTCTTGGGCTAACACTAAAGACCCTAGAAACCATGATGTTGTATGCTTTTGTAACGTATAACACAACCTCATCGTTGTCAAGTAATTGGTAGGCTACTGGTTCACTCATCATCACTATCCTTTGTTAGACCAAATACCAAGCACATTGATACAAGGATACCCAGATAAACAAACATTATTATCCAAAAGAAAATCCAAAACATCAACACACCCCCATAAGTCTCTCTACCACAACGTGTAGTTTTAATCGTTTCTTTAGGAATTTAATGTACTTAGCTTCAATCTCTTGTGCCTTCTTTTTGTCATTCACCAAGACGTAGCAAAGTTCTTGGCCGTTACTGTCTGATATAGTGACTTTATACACGGTGTTCACCTCTTGCGTACTCTAAAGCTATTTTCTTGTTTCTAGTTATAATTACAACAGCACCATCGTCATCATAGACAACATAGGTTTTCTTGTACATTCTCATTTTCATTTTGGTTTACCCCGATTCTTTAGGTATTGTTTACCAAGGTAGTAACCAACATAGATTATAAAAGTTGTGAATAATGCTTGCTCTATCACCCCCTATTCCTTTTTCTTTCTACTAGCTTCCAATGTACCCAAGAATCTTGGCAGTGGTAATCACCAAATATAGCATCGATTATTCTACAAAGATTGGGCTTGTTGTTCTTTTCTCGTTCATAGTTTCTACCACTAAATGATTGGTGTAGCTCACCCCCAAGTATTACGTTGAAAAGGATGCTTGTTTCTACCATAATGTTTCTTAGGTAGCGGTAGGTTTTTCGTCCAATCATCACAGGGATCGTCAGGTCTAGGTGTATCTTTTTCATTATCATAACTCATAAACTCTCCTCTGATTCTAAGCCCTTCATAATAAGCTTTACGAAGCCATATTCAAAGATTTTATGGTATGTTTCTGCATCTAAGTCAAGTGTTAATGTAGCTGAACCATCATCATTATCTATTATATCAGATATTTTAATATCGTTATTCATCCTTTATCTCCTTGCTATATTTACGAAACCTCTTGTTGTAAGCACGTTTAATCTTTTTTAACTGACCGCTTTTCCAAATCAAAAACCTACGCGCCTTAGTGAGTCCATCATATTCAGCACCGCCTTTCATTGGTATTCGTTTCATTACAATCCCCTTAAATAATATTATAGTATTAGTAATACCCTTTTTAGGTTGATTAATGATACTATCGTATTAGTAGTCATTGCAACCCTCTTAGTGCTAACCATGATACAGGAAATAACTCTCTCATTTTAACACAAATTTGATTAGCTACTAGGCGTGTCTCTTGCTGTGTGTCAGGCTTGCACCTAAGATTACACATATTAGCGAAAGCGTCAAGTGAGCCCGTCCAATACCATTCAGTCATAAGTGAGGCTGGTAGCACCATTCTTGCTTGCTCCTCACATACCCCTAGATTTAGTAAGTATTTATATAAATTAGCTGATGACATATTATGCTGCAAAATGCTGTTGTGTATGTTGCTGCTAAAAGGCATTTCGTCTGAGCTACCTTGCTTCTTATCACCAGCTTTCTTTCTCCATGCGTTAGGACTATAGAATTCTGGGTCATCATCAACGTAGCGCCTTGATATCTCATTCCACCTTAGAAACTTATGCTTGACTAGCTGTCTAGCTACAAAGATAGGTGCTCTTACATGAAAAGTAGCAGTTGCATGGCCGAATGGTGAAAAATGACCATGATTTGCAAGATATCCAACAAGTTTATCGTCCTTTGCTGATAGTTGTGGCGGTGCTCCTTTGCTTTCTTGTTGCCAATCGCTTTGCTTTCCAAAGCTTACCCTAGCGGCATTGACCGTTGATAGGTCGCTGCCCATATGGTCGATGTAAGTTGCCTCAATCATTAGAAAGGAACCTCACCGCTTGTATGTCTTGGATCATTAAAGTATCCTTTGGTTAATGTCAATAGATAAAGATTAGTCCCCGCAATGTCTTCGATGGCTTGTAAGTTACTTGTTTCTTTGAACCCAAGTCCATCTAGTAATTGGTTTATATCAAATTCATCGATCATTGTCTAGCCTTATTTTAATGCTGTTTTAAGTTGCTTTTCGATTTCTTCTAGTTGTAGTAAAGCCTGTGTTTTACGCTTGGCAAGCTCAAATGCTTTAGTTTTACGCACAATTACTTTATTTCTAGCTAATACTTGAATACGCGATTCAATCCTACAACGTGGCTCGTTTAAATCAGCTGCCATTTTCTTGATTGTATCTACCATATAATTAGTCACAACATGGTCATCAATAGGCGCATAATTATAAGTTAGCTTTTCTGCCTTTTTAAAATGTGCAATGTGTTTTGTGTATATTTTAGGCATTACTGCCATTACGATTGGTGCTTTGTTAGTCATTTTAATATCCTTCATTATCATTAATTTCCATTTGTTCGATTCGTTCAAGGTGCCATTGGTAAGCATCTGTATTCCTATTTTGATGCTCAACTATAAGAGTTTGGGCTACTAATACTATAAGACCAAATTTAACTATTGCTACTATCAGCATTTTTAATCCTTTCTTTTAGCTTTGTCAATAAGTCTGTTAAGTTATCAAATTCATCAATATTTTCATCACCATTGCTTGCGCGGTATCCATCTGCCCAATGAAAGGTGATTGTCCATCCTTCTAAAGTTACTTCCCTTCCATGAAGTAGGTTGTCCATTGCATGATGCACTAAATAGTCTGTAACTTTAAGTTTCATTAGCTATCCTATGCTAAGTTATATTCGCGCTCCCAAACATCGAGGTCACGAAGGCTAATTGTTTCTCTTGTTTCTATTACTTCAACTACTTTAGCTTTGTAGACTAGGCATTGCTTGCCCTTGCGTTGCGATATACCCCAATAAGGATAGCCGAATTCTGTTAGCATACCGTTGATTCGTTCGCGTGTTGTGACTGAGCCCCATCCACACATATTAAACTTGACACCATCATAATCACGCCACGCAATCTTATTTTGATGTAAGTAAACTTCGTTGCCTGTGGTATATGTTGCTGCAATCGATTTTGCTTTGCCATTACGAAAGGCTTTGACGATTTCTCTTGTTACTTTACGCATTTTCTGTTCCTTTTGTT